CCCGATCGTGAGGTTCGCCGTTTCCCAGAATTCCGAATTCGGCGGCTTGGTGTTCGGCAAGGCCGTATGCCCGACCAGGCAGCGGTACACGGTCTCGTAGCCGGAGGCGTCGATCGCGCCGACCAGCTCCCCCTCGGCGTACCCCGTCGTTACAAACCACAGGAAGTTTGCGCTGAATACCTCGATCCTCTTCGACGCGCTGAACCGGTATGTGATGTCCAGGTCGTCGTCACTGGTCAGCTTGCACGGCGCGCCCATGAACCGCAAATCGCCGGGGTGAAAACTGAGCTGCTGCCCTTTCCAATTCAACGAATAAACCCGGTCGTTGATTCGGCCGGTCAGATCGTACAGCGTCATCAGGTACAGGGCCGACAGCGTGCTCATCTTCAGCTTGTAGTTGATCGAGAAATCGAATTTCGGGATGACCTGGTCGCAGCCATCGATGTTGTTGCCGTTGACGCCGATCGCCCGCATGAAGTCGGGCACGAGCCCCGTGTCAACCCACTGCCGGGGATCGCTGCCGAATATCCGGTCCGCACCGCTGCACTCGTAGGCCCGCGGCGTCGCGAATGACTGCAGGATCTTGCCCGTGCCGCCAGACGTGTCGATCGACAGCTCCCAGTAGGTTGGGTTCTTGCGCCACGCCGACTTGAGCGTCCAAACTTGGGTTGCCGTCTCGCGCAGGTCGTAACGCTCGAAGAACCTCGGCACGCCGGCGCAGACGTCGATCGCGGGCACGACGCCGCCGGCCGCCTGGAGGATCTTGTCGCGATTGCGCGAGCCGCGGAATTGCCATTCGCGCCGCGACGACGGGTCGTTGTACGACACGCCGATCTCCTGACCGACCTGCTCTTCCCAGCGGATCTCTTCGCCGCCGATGATGATAGATGGCATGACGTTATCCTCCGACTTTACCCCATGGCCCAGCCTGGCCGACGTTGTAGATCTCGCCAGATTTCGAGAACCTGCTCAGTGAGTTCTCGCGTTGCTCGTTGCTCGCGCTCGCCGCGCGTCTCGCCCGCGCCCATCGATGCGCCGATGAACCCGGCGATAACGGCTGCGGAGAATGAGCCGGCAACATGCGTGGTTCCTCTACCTGTCCTTCCTTGGCCTTGGCCCCTCGCGGTGGCTGCGTCGGCGCCCGCAGCCAGGTCCAGCCTCAATCGCTCTTCCTCGGCCCAGTGTGCCAGCCGTCCCAGCTCGACCTCCAGCTCGGCGACGCGGGCCTCGTTGCCTTCAAAAATGGCGAGGTCGCGTTCGTCACGAACCCTTTGTTCGGCGTCCCGCCTCACGCCTGCTTCGGCGTCGAGTCCGCGAACGTCCGTTGCGGCCGTGGCCCGCGCGTTGTCCGCTCCTTCGCGCAGCGAGGCAGCTTGGTTACGGAAGGTGGCGGCCATGGCGTCGGTGGGAGCTACTGCAGCCGCAGCATTCGCGATCGCCGCCATGCCACGAAACGCGTGATATTGGATCTCTCCCCAGGCGGTGAAAAACCCGGACTTCACGGCCAGCCACACGTCATCAAAGACGTCAACGAGCGTGTCTTTCCAGTAGTAAAAGACGCCGAGTGTGTACGTGCTCAGGTGCTCCCACATGAGCATCACCGTCGTCTTGAGGATGTCCCACAGCAGCGCCCATTCGCCGATCGCAAACGCGGCCTTGATCCCGCCCCAGGCAGTTATTGCCGTGTCGACAATCGCGCCGAACATATCGGACAGGCTCGCGAACCACGAACTGTCACCGATCGAGGAGAATAGGCTGGAAAACGCGCTAGAGAGTGCGCTGATCGCTGCGGGCAGCAGCACAATGGCCGCACCGAAGAGCAGGAAGCCGGCGAATACGAGCACGACGGCCGCGATCGCGATCACGAGCGCGCCCAGCGCGGTGATAAGCAGCGTGATGCCGAGCGAGCAAATATTCTCCCAGATCCAGGCAGCAACCAGCGCCGCGGTGTAGCCCCACGTCGCGACGCTCGCAACGGCGCTCGCCCCCGTCAGAACGCCCCACAAAAACGCGACAGTCGCCGCCACGGCGTTGTACGCCCACGATATCGCGATCAGCGCGAGCAGGCCAACCTTGTACACCAGCAGCGCACCCGTCGCGACCATGCCCGCAGCGAACGTCGCCAATCCCCAGCCCCAGGACAGGACCGTCAGCAGCCCGAAGCCGCCCGACGCGAGCGAGAGAAACGTAGAGATGACGCCGCCAACTATGCTGATTACCCCACTCAAGAACACGAACGCGTATGACGCCGCGTAGATCGCCGCACCGACGCCCGTGATGATCGATCCGGCAACAACCAGCGCCGAGCCGATCCGGAAAATCATGGCGAGCAGCTCGCGATTCTCCCGCAGCCAGGCGTGTACCGAGGCGAGGATCTCCTTGACGGCATCCAGGGCCTTCTTGGCGACGGGCGCGATGGCCGCGCCCAGTTGAAACCACATCATCTTGACCTGGGCGGCGATCGTGCTCATCTGATCGCCGATGGCCTCGCCGGTCTGGGCGTCGGCCGTGGACATGGTCAAGCCGAGCCGTTGATTCTCTTCGCGAAGCGCCTTGATGCCGGCGGCCCCTTCCGACATCAGAGGCAGCAGCTTCGTACCGCTCTTGCCGAAAATTTCGAAAGCCATCGCAGCGCGGCGTGTCGGATCTTCAATTGCAGCGAGCCGGTCCGCGAACACCGAGAATTTCTGGTCATCGGTCAAGCCCCGCAGGTCGGTGAGCGAAACGCCGATTTGGTCCAGCTTCTCGGTCGCCGCCGGCACGCCGGCGAATGCGTCCGTCACAAGGACCTGCATCTTGAGCAGGCCCTTTTCGAGGTCCTCCGCCGACCCTCCGGACTGGCCGATCGCGTAAGTCAACTCCGACAGCGCCTCGACGGCAACGCCCGTGCGCTGGCTCATGTCGAGCATGTCGCTGGCCATGTCGGCGAAGACGCTCAAACCGGCAAGGAACGGCCCTACGATCAACAGGCCGGCCGCGGTAACGCCGGCGCCGATCGCCATGATGCTGCTGCCCCATGCCTGGAAGCTCGCCTTCGCCTCATCCAGTCCTTTTTGAAGCATGTTGCGCGTTTCGAGCGTCACATGCCCGCGACCAGCTTCAATAGATGCCTTGCTCACACTTTTGCTCCACGATCTTTCGCGATTCGTCCTCGACCACAGCCGGCCCGGCTGCGTTTGTTGCGTCCTCAGCCAGGCGCATCAGGTTGAAATCACGCGGTTGCCGCGGCGGCGTCTTCGATGAGTCCCAGATGCTCGAGTTGAACACGACGGCCATCAAGCGGCTCGTGTGTTCCCAGGCGATTTCCTCTTTTTCGTTTGCCATCCACGCCAAACGTCTCAGGCTGTATGGCCCGGGGTTGGCAACGCCGGCGGCCCCGGCAGTTCGCCAGACGATTTCTTCAAGGCTTCGTTTGATTCGATCCTCGCGTCGATCTCCGCGTTGACCACTTTCTCCAGGTCGATTTTGTCGATCTCCTTCCCCATCCTCGATCCCGCAATCTGCATCGCCGCCTTGCCCTTTTCCATCACCTTCCGAAGCAGGGCTTTTCGGAGGTGGTTCGGGAAAAAATCGATGAGCGCCTGGGTGAACGCGAGGCCTGCGGCCTCGAACGTATCGCCGCCAAAACCCGCGCCGAAGTCCTCTTGCGTGACGCCAAGCGTCTTGCACTTCGGCTCGAACAGCACCCAGAGCGCGCGAAACAGCCGAAAGCCGTCGGTCACGAAATCGTGAAACGCCTGGAAGCTATCGCCTTTGGTGTCGCCTTGCTTTGGCACAAGATCCTCGACATCGACGTCGGCCTCGCGCTTGAGCGCCTGCACGTCGGACCACGTGAGGTCGAGATCCCAGCGCCGCCCCTTGCGGTCTGTGAAGTGTTTGTCGAATTGCATGTCGTCCCCCGACCTTGAACTGTCTCCGATGCTGTCTGCCCGCCGCTGATTCCCGTCCCCGCCGCTTACGCTTCGATCGTGTGAAACTCCGGCGCCTGCGCCCCGTCGCCATACGGCACAAGCTTAACGGTCACGAGTTGCCCATCATTGAGCTTGGCGTCGACCGGGAAGCCGGTGACCGCCCAATCGGAGTGTACACCCCAGCTCCCCACGGTCGCAAATGGACCGTCCAGGATGAACAACTCGATTGCCGCGTTCGTCGTCGCCGCCGTATACAGCGCCGCAAGGTTCGTGTCGCCCGGGCGCCACAAGAACGAAAACTCCGGCTCGAACTTAAACCGCGTCGGCTTCACGACAGCGAAGAGCGAATCGCGATCACTGGAGTCGATCAGGGCCCCGGGCTGCAAACCAAGCTTGATGTCCATCGCCTTCGTGATGTGCGTGCCGTTTGCGATCGCCACGCACGCCGCGCTGCCGACTTTCTTCGTCGTAATCGCCTCGGCCGCGCCAGCGCTGACCGTCGCGTCGGTGTAAAACAGCGGCTCGTTGGCGTAGTCGGCGTGCGGTTGGAACTTGAGCGAGATTTTCTGGTTGTCGCCGAGCGGAAAATCGAGCGGGAACTGCGTCACCGCCCACCACGCACGCACGCCCTTCTTGCTCGTCGCCGCCGCACCGTACAGCACGGAAAGCTCGATCGGCGTACCGGCGAGGAATGCGTCGCGAATGGCCGTCAGACCCGCGCCGCCGTTCCAGAAGCCGGTCGCGTCGATTTCGACCTTGAACCGCGTCGGCATCTCGGTATCGATGTTGACCGAGCGGTCGCTCGACTTCACCATGCCCCCAGGCTGGATGTTGATTTTCACGTCCTGGATGCCGCGAACGCGCGTCCACGCCGGCGCCGCCCAGTTCGCGCCGGTGTTGCGGTTGATCGTCAGTTGGGCCCCGAGATCCATGACATAGCCTCCTAGTTGCAGTGCGAGCGAACGGCGCAGAATTACGGCACGATGCTGTTCTCGATCAGCTTGGGCAGCAACTTCTTCACCGCGACATCGAACGCCAGCCGCATCGCCGGCCGCGGGCCGAACTGCGCGACGATCCGCCGCCGCATGCGCCCCTTGCCGACGACGATCGCTTCCTTGCCGCCGTACTCGATCTTCTCCGGGGCGACGTCGCCCAGCGTGCCGCCCAGGAGCTGGCTGCCGATCGCGACTTCATGCGGCTCGTAGCCGAACGCAATGAAGTTGGCGTAGAGCTGGTTGCCGTGGCCGACGGGCGGCGCGCCTTCGGGCGACTTGTCCCGTGGGCCGCCTTTCTTGATCGAGCGGCGAGCCACGGTACGCACGTACGCGCCGAACTGGATGAGGATCTTTCGCTGCGCCTGCTCGGCGGCCGACATGATCGGCTTGCCGTCGAAAGCCATCGTGAATCCCACGCTCGTGTTCATGGTTCTGGCCTTTCGACCCACTCGCGGAAAATCAGCACCAACTCGCTGTGAAAGTAGCCCGTCGTGTCCATCAGAAAGCGGTTGTAGAGCGGGAACCATTGCTTCTCGACGAGCACCACTTGGCCGATGCCGGCGAGGTCCGCGCTCAACGTGCTCATGTCCGTGTTGAGCTTGTAGCGGGCGCCGATGAACTTCGCGAGCGCCAGCAGTTCGTCGCACTCCGTGACGCTCCAGTTCTCGACTCTCTTGCGCACCACAACGTGGAGCTGCATGTGCTCGGTGTCTGTGTCCTGCCCCGCGTTTTGCTCCTCGGTGAGATCCGTTGGCAACACCGACACCTGCAGCAGCTCGACGTCGGTCAGCGCGTAAGCGGCTCGCGCGGTGAAGTCGGTCGGCGATCGCGGCCGGACTGTTGCGTTCAGGTCTGCGACCAGGGCGTCGCGGACGATCAGGATCTTTGGCGGCGGCGGCGGCGGCGGCGGGGTTCGCGTGCCAACACCGGCGGCCTGGACTGCGCCCAGCGTCAGCGCTCCTTGACCGATCACCCACCGAATACCGGAGCCAGCGCCAACCATCCCGCCCAGCGTCAGCACTCCGGATCCGACGCTCATGTCTACACCCCGCTACCAGCAACGGTCTGCGCCCTCAGCGCTAGACTGCCGGTCCCGGTGAACACGGCCGTCTGCTTCGCGTGGATGGTGATCCTGGCGTTGGGCCCGCGATCGCCAGTCGCCCACTCCCACCACGGCCCGCCGATCATCGGCGACGACACCTTGAACACGCGCACCTGGCCGCCAAGAATCTCGGTGAAGTAATCCGCGGTCGCCGGCATCGCCGTGCCGAGCACGCTCGCCAGGTCCGACAGCAACACGCTGAAATCACGTTCGGCCGTGTTCGGGTTGATCGGCGGCCCGGCCGTCGTGATCGGCGGCGCGATCGGCTTGCGCACGATGGCGTCAACGGCAACGCTCTGGCCGCCGCGGTGGAACGTCACCGCTGCTGAAGCATGCTCGGCGATCACCTCATTGAGCCACGCCAGGCCGCTGCTCAGCATGTTGCTCATGTGCGGCCCCGTTCCACTTCTCGGTGAGCACCCGCGTCCGCGAGATCCACGTGCTTACCACGCCAGCCAAGTGTTCGCCGCCGCGGACAAGCACTGGATCGTGACGCCCTTGCCGCTCTCGCTGGAGAATGCCGCGTCGGCAGCCGCGCCGTTGATCACGGCACCAGTCGGACCATAGACCTTGAGGATCTTGTTGCTGACGCCGTTGCCGATGTACAGGCGCCGGCCGGTGACCTTGTCGGCGACGTCGATCTTGACGCCCTTGGTGTCGTCGGCGGCCGTCGTCGGATACGTCTCGGCTGTTCCGGCCGGCAACGCGCCGGCGTTCGTCGTGTCGTTGCCGGCTGCTGCCGTGGATGCTCCAATGCTGCCGGGCACCAATGAGGCGGGAATCGGCTGATGAAAGACGAAAACCGAGTCGCCATCGGCAGCGGCCGACGAATCGTCGGTCAGATAGCCGAAGTGCGTGTTGCCGGCCGCCGTCAACGTGACCTTGCTGGCCGTGGCGTCCCAGTACACACGCGCGTTGGCGCTGACCGCGCCGTCGGCGGTCATCTTGTACACGCCGCCGCCACGCGAAAGCGCCCCGATCTTGCTGGCCGCGATGTCCAGGTGCGCTACTTCCGGAATTCCGTTCGTTACGACCACGGCGCCGACAGCCACAGCCGAGCCGGGCGTGTAGTCTCGCTTGAGTGGATCGCCGTGGTGAAATTGAGCCATCATGAGAAAGATCCCCCAAAAGAAGAACCGTGTGTTCCAAAAGCCGAGGCTGAGCCAGTACGTCTCACGCTTACGCGCCGTTGACCTGCACCGCGGCGACGGGGTCTTCCATCCCGAAACCGACGTCGAGATAGCCTCGCCATTGCATGCCGAGCGTGCTGAACTCGGTGTCAGCGCTGTTGATCGTCGGCAACCGCTGGCCGTTCAAGAACGCGACCGCAATCGCAGCGCGGACGCTGGGATCGGCGAACAGCCACCATTTGGTGCTGCTCTGGCCGGTGATCGCCGCGCCGCCCTGATCCTTGATCGCGGTGTTGTTGACGTAGGGCGACTTCACCGGCTCGTACTTGCCGGCATGCTCGTTGTCGGCAACCTGCGTCGCGTTATCGCCGGTGATCTTGACGCGGCCTTCGTAGATGTTCCGCGCGGCGATGTAATTTGCCGTGCCGGTGAGCATGACCGCCGGCGTGAGCAGAACCGGCTTGCCGTTGGAGTCAACCTGGTCGGAGAATTTCTGCTCGGCCGAGGTGATCGCGGCCAGGCCGTTGGCCGCCGTCATCGCGCCGCCGGCGCCGGCAACGAGGTTCTTGTTGTTGGCGTGAAAGAAGCTCGACGGATTCGACAGCAGCAGCACAAAGGCGCCTTCCTCGACGCGGACGGCGGCCATGCGCCCGAGGATCGTCGGGATTTCCATAAAGGCACCGAGGTCGTCATTGATCTGCATCTGGCGAGTGAGGCTGATGATGGCGCCGAACGTGTCGAGCTGGTTGGTGTAGCTCGCATCGGTCAAGCCGATGTGCTTCAGCTCGCCATCCGCGCCAACCTTGAGGAAGGCCCCGGTACTGTCGAGCCGATAGCGAGTGTGGACTTTGAAATCGCCGTGCGAGCGAACGGCGCAGAATTGCGGCCAGACGACGGTGACGGCTTCGTAGCTGTTGATCATCGCCTTGTTGGCAACGTTCGACAGGATCCCACTGAGCGAAATTGCCGAGAAGCCGCCAGCAGCAGCAATGGGCTGCGGGTGCCGCGCGGCGATGGAACGGTCCGCGCGAATCGCCATCCGAATCGTCTCGTCAGTCGGCTTGCCTGGGTGAGCGTGCAAGCCTGCGGCGCGGATCGTTTCGTGCATGACGGTGACGATGGACGCGGCGCGGAGCGGAGCGCTGACAGCTTGGTTCATGACTTGCGGAGTGAACCATTTGGCAACGCGAGCCTCGGGGATGCCGGCCTGCAGGCACAGCGAGGCCTCGATCGCCTCCGCGTTCATGTCGCCGGCATTGCTGCTGCCGGCCGGCGAGTGATTGCCGACGGGACGGGCGGCGCGGACGACGGCAAGCTCCGTCTTTTCCTCGCCCCAGCCCTCGGCGATCGCGTGCGCCTCGATCAGGACGGTTTTCTTTTTGCCTGGGTTGGCGGCGTCGTCAACCTCCATTGAGAGCCCCGGAACAGCCGCGCAGATCCGACGCACAGCGCCGATGCGATTGATCTCGGTGCTCGCGCTCGCGCGAATGTCGGCGATCGGATCAGCCGGCGGCGTCGCGGCGGCCTGAACCGGCGGCGTCACAGCCGGCGGCGTCACAGCCGGCGGCTTGACGCGGGCCTGCTCGGCATCCCATGCCGCCTGCAGGAACGTCCGCTGCTTGTCATTGAGCGTTTTGGGATCGAAGCCCTGCGCGATGATCCATTGATCGTTCACGGTCTGTCCCCCTGAAGAAGCCGCGACGCTGGCAGACGTGTTGCCGTCGGCGCCGTTCGCGGTAAAACTGATTCGTTGCAGCGTGCTCTCCCACACTGCGTAGGCCGGACCGGAGACGTTCCGGCCGTTGATTTTCACGCTCTCGCCCTTGTCCACGAACTGCACCTTGCCGGGCGTGGGCTCGGCGAAGATCGAGGCTTGCCATGGGAAGCCGCCGGCGGCCAGGTGCAAGACTTCCCGGGCTGCCATCGCCGACGGCGTTTGCTCGCTCTCGTGATGACCGCTGATGACGCCCGTTGCGTAAACCCGCTGCATTGTTTTGTCGATCGCCGTGGTGTGGCCGACGAGGCTCAGAGCGTTGTGATCGCGGTCAATCGGCACGCTCTGCCGCGGCGTCCGCAAGCCTTCGCCGCGATCGGTCGCGTCGATCGAGGCGACAACCGGGTAAGGCCAACCTGGGAGCCGCATCGCAACACCGGTGTAGGCCGTCATGCTGAACTTGCGCGGAGCCTTTGGATCGGTGCCAGCGGCCGCGGCCTCAATCTTGAAATCGTCGCCGCTGGCGCAGATCATCAGGTCGGACGGCAACGCGTTGGCCGCGATGTGCGGGAGGTTGACAACAGAGATTGTTCGCGGGTCGACGATCACGCTACAGTCTCCTGCGCATCCAAAACTTCGTCTTTGGTATTGTCAACGGGCGGGAGGGGGGAGCCTGGTATCGCGACCTGCACGCCGTACCTGTCTTCGGTTGCCGCCTCGACACCACGGATCGCAACAACTTCATCCCAGTCTTCGCCGAACACGGTCGCTGCAACGTAGTGCCGTGTGCAGAAGTTGCTGTTGACTGCCGTCGCGTAGGCGTCGATTTCTTTCTTGATGTCGATGTGCGGCATCGCATCCCAGCGCCACACGTGCGGCAGATCGACGGCGATGCTCCGATCCCACGCGAACGCCTGACGTCCAACGGAGTCGGGCAGGTAGCCGGGAATGCGGCTGCCTTCGATCAGCCATTCAGTGAATACTCGCTCGACACATTCTTCGTTGCACTGCCCGCGCTCGATCTGTGTAGCTTTGACGAAGCCTTGCACGTCGAGTCGGCCGCTGGCGTAGCTGCTCTTGGAGAAATCGCCGATAGCCATGCCAAACGGGATGTCGAGCACGCTGCAAAGCTGCACGAGGATCGCGTGCTCAAAGTCGCCGAACATCGTCGTCGGCTGCTCGGCGCGAAGTTGAAACGGTTCCCAGCCTTGCGGCATTGCCGTCAGCGTCCCGCGATAGATCTCTTCCGTGCTCATTGCGACGACGGGGTCCGTTTCCTCGGGACTCCCAGTCGTCTTGATGAACATCGCGTAGCTGGCCGCAATCTCCGCTGCCATGAGCGTTGCGGCCGTCCAGCGGCGAAGTTGCGCGAACAGGTCCAGGCCCGGAGCAATCTCTGGCATGCCGCGAACCTGGCCAGGCCGATCCTTGCGAAACCAGTGCAACACGAATCGAGCAGGCACGCGGTCAAACTGCGGCGTCGCCAGCGCATCGCCAGGGTGATTTCTCAAAATGTGGTACGTGGCCGGGTTGCCGAACTCGTCAAGCTCGACGCCATCGACCCATGAGCCGTCTTCGACAAAGTTGCCACTCGGCGTCGTGCATTGATCCGCCTCGATCGGCTGCACGTAGAGCTTTACCTGGTCGGCAACGCGACTATTCGACTTCAACATCGCGAGCCCTTCGCCGTCGCGACCGCCCTTGGCAACGGCCATAGTCCTAAGGGCACTGACAAAACCGGTGGCGCTGGCCCATTTATTCCATGCCCGCTCTACCCAGCGGCTTTCTTCTGGACTGCCGAGCTGCACCTGCAGACGCGGCCCGCGGCCAATCAAATAGGCCGCGCGGCGGTTGACGATGCCCCGGGCCCAGCAGTTGTTCGCGATTTCGTAACCAGCCCGGGCCCGCAGCGTCCGGCGCGTGCCGTAGTCGTTCGCTGACTTTGCCGAGAGGTAATCGACATTGCTCCAGTGCTTGGAGTTTTCCTCGGTCGTCAGCGCGGCATCGTAGCGAGCCTTGATCTTCGCTTCGATGGTCCGCCAGCGTGCGACGTCGGCGCGCTGCTTCTCACGTGCCGCGTCCGTTGCCGAACGGGCCGAGCTGCCGAGCAGATTGGTCAGCCATTCGAACATCAAATACTCGTTTTGCCCGTGGCGCCGGGCATCTTGGCCTTACTCATGCGGCAGCCGGCCCAGACGCTGGTCGAACCGCTTTGCGCGGCTCGCTCGGCTTCAAATTTTTCGGCCAGGATTTTCTCGGCGATCGACACAGCCTGCGCAGACTCCATGCCGTTCGAGACCTTGGCTGGCTTGGCGGCTTCTTCGCGGATGTCGGCCATGGTACACCCTGAGTGAGCGCAAATAAAAAGGGGCGGCGTGGTTTCCCACGCGCGCCCCTATCATGGCTCGCGAAGTGATAGGCTCAGTTGAGGGGCCTGGCCAGGCCGATCCTCAACCCGCCAACCAGGATTTGAACGGCATGGGAGACCACGCCGCCCGTGATGTTGAAACTATAGACGGACTGGTGTTAGGACCGCAAGGGCGAAAACGGCGGCGGGGACGGGAATTTGCCAAATCATCGTACCGGTACGATTCACGCACCCTTTTTTTCGGTCGTTACAACGATGTGACCGCAGTTTCGACACTTCCGATAGCGCCGCACACCGTCGGAGATCTTGACCGTGTCGCTGACTTTCCAGAAATGTCTACAGCCGCACTTCACGCACGTGATGCCGTTTCCGCCCTGGGCGGCGGCGGCCGACAGCTCGGCGAGTGTCTTGCGTTCCTTCGGCTTGCTCATTGCATTCCTCACCAAACCGTGACAATATCCCTGTGCTCGTCACTACCTCCCGTTCTGCGCCGCCGCCTTCATCTCGGCGAGCGTCATCCGCTGCCGTTGCACTTTCGGTTTCGCCGCCTCATGCACTGACTGCAGGCTCACCCCCTGCACGCTCGCAGCCACGGCCGCCCCGACAGCGCAATCGAGCCAGTGATTCTCGCGGTTCGGCTTCTCGAACCACTCGACGACCGTCCGGCCTGTCCGGTCGCTCGCCCTCCTGTCGGGGAATTCTGCCGTGAAGTGATCGGCGAACATTCGGTGCGCCTGCGCTGAATCCCCGAACAGTGAGAGCGAGCCGCGAGAACCGACCGCCGAACCCATCCTGCCATGCACGAACGACTTCCAAAAGTTCGTGTCGTAATTCACCTGCCGAATGCCGCGTGTCTCTTTTGGCAGCGGCATGTACCACTCCAGGCCCTTGCGCTCACCAGGCCGCGCGGCCCGTTCGCTGATCGCCTTGCCGCCGGCACCGATCCCGAATCCCTTGCTCGGCATGACGACCGACGGGTAAGCCGACTGCCGGCAAAACTGGAACACGACATTCGTCGAGTCGCCCCAGCCGGCGTCAATGAGGCAGCGCTCAACTCGAGCCGTCGTGCCATTGTCGAGCTGCCAGGCGACGCCGAGGATCTGATCGGACAACTCACCGAGACCGCCGTAGATCTGACCTTCTAGTCCAGTCGCTTTCGGCAGCGCCGTCGCAAACGTGCGCTGGGCTTCGGCAAGCGTAAAATACGCCCTTTCCTGATTCGGCCAGGTCCCGTAGTCGATGATGTAGCCCGTGAAGTCGTCCTCCCACGCGCACACGGCGAAGTAAAGCATCGTCCCTTGCACGTCGATGAACGCCGTCAGCCTGGTCGCCGTCAACGGCACACGCTTGCGCGGCACGCGATTGATCCGGCCGGCAACCTCGGCCGGCGGCAACTCAACGATGTCGCCGCGATCCTTTTTCACCGGTTCATTCTGGTACTCCGCTGCGAATACGTCCGGTTTCAAAATCCACACGTTCATAGCGCTTTGGATGGCCGAGGCCTCGCCGACCTTGAACCGTTCCGGCCAGGCGACAACGGCTCCCTCGTCGGCGATCGCTCGCTCGGCAACGTACAACTCCGTGGCCCTCTGAATATTGCCGTCCACGCCCAGCGACCGCCGCAACACGTCGGCGTAACGATCCCACCATGCCGTACTCGACGGCATGGCGTACAGCGTCTTCATCCGCTCGCCGCGGAACTCAGGATGGATGTCGCGATCAAGCAGCCTGTCCGCGACGTCGCCAGCCTCTATCACCGTGCAAGGCAACACACCGCAGATCTGCACGCCTGGGCCCGCGAGCTCGAGGATGTCGGCGAGGATAATCCCCTCGCGCAGCCGGCACTGATCAAGCGATCGTGCTGACTCCGGCGTCTGAAAATCATCGACGATCACGAAGTCAGGCCGCAACAGATCGCCGGTCGATGCCGATTCATTCTTGCCTCGGATCTGCCCCGTCATCGACGTCACCGAGACGATCGCGCCGCTTGCCGGCGATCCGGCCAACGCCGGCAACACGACCTTTGTGTTCGTCCACGCCGGCCGCGTCGAAACGCCGCCGGCGTGCTGCGCGTTGCACTTGATCGACTTGCCCTCAAGACACCTGATCGGATGACACACCGCAGGAAAGCACGCATGCAGCCGGTCATTGAATCGCAACTCGGCCTTGATATTTCGCAAGATCTGCTTGCCGTGTTCTGCCTCTGGGCCGATCACGACGACGAAGCGACGGTGTGCATAGAACGTCGTCCAGATCCCCGCGGCCTGCAGCAGCGTCGTCTTCCCCGATCCTCGCGGCATGCCGAGCGCGAACAGTCCACCACGGATTGCCGAGTCTTCAATCTTGCTGATCACCGTGCGATGATCGCGCGAGAACGGCTTGACGAAATGTGCGGCAAACATCTCGCGACAAAATTTCCCAAAGTCCTCACGGCACGCCGCGGCCAGCAGCGCGTTGGCGTCGGTGATCGGCGGCAGAGGCAGCACATCATTGTCGGCCGCGGCGTGAGCTCGGCGGATGGCGCCGACCTGGTCGCGGCGCTTGGCATGCGCGGATGCGTTGCCACTCGCGCGGCTCGACCGCGGCGCCTTGCGCGGTGCTTTGCGCTTCGGCTTCGCCAGCTTCGGCGGCGGCGGCTTCGCCCGTTTACGCTTCGCTGGCTTCCTTGATGCCATCGCTAATCCTCGATCTACTGGCTAAATTAACCGCTTTTCCTGAC